CCTCTACAGAAGTAACTTTCTTCGCCGATTGCTCCCTTATAAAATCTTCCTATCTCGGAAAAATCGTCTTCACCCTCACTGGCATAGTAGATCCATGTGTTGTTTACGGTTGCATCTACAGGAGCACCAACGAGACTTAAAGGATTCCAATAATCTTGATCACCCTCTGGTCTTGCTTTAGTTGTAATTCGACCACATTTACCAGCACAGTTTGTTCCAGAATTGCAGGGTTCTCCTTCGAGCGATCCGCTACTCATTTCAATCGGCCATTTTTCAGTCTCAGTCCAGTAATGATTTTCGCCAGGAAGACCGGTATTATCGGATTCTATTTTTCGATTGTCGCTCGGTGTATATTTTTTATACACAGAACCATTTGGATCTTGTAATTCATTTTTATTTGGCATATAACGATATCCCCGTTGAATGACTGGTTTTCTTTGTCCGTTGTCATCAACATAATAATCGCTATCCATATTCCATTCCATTGGTGTGTCTTTGATTGCATCATACAAGCAATCACACATCGCAGGATCGGTAACTTCAAATCCAATTCTTTGTGGGGATGAGGCAACAACCATTGCGTAATCATCATGATCTTTCATACCTTGAACACCATCACAATCGTCCTTGAAAGCATACAAACAATCAGATGTGGTACATGGATTGGTTTTATTGCTAATATCTCCACCTTCTCTCAGAGAAGTCTTTCCTTTAGTGAGAACACCCTTTTTACCATAAATCGAATTTTCAATTAGGCTGGATAATTGTCCCGGATCATCTCGTGAAACACTACCTCTTGCATAGAAAAGACCATGAGTTGCAATATACATCGGATCTAACCAACTTTGATTACCTTTCCAAATTGGTCCAACATAAACGCCGGGGTTATCAACTCCATCGAAGTAAACATCATTGTTTGTTCCCGTGGAGAACACAAGGTACTCATCACTTTCAACTGGAATTTCATCACCAAAATCATCGTAACCGAAACAAGCACATGGATCTTGAGTTGGTTGGTTGGAATTTATAAGAGGTGAGCAGTATTTTGTTGATCCGGTCCTAATTTCACATTCTGTTGGAACGTCGTGAATACATTGTTCTTTGTCAGGATCAAAACCCATCCCCGGTGTGATTGTGGTATAGTTATATGTCTCGCAAAGTTGAGAATCTGTATCACAATAATCAACATCATTACAAGTGCCACAATCGGCTGATGAGTATGGGCATGAGTCTGTTTTAATCTTTCCACATTCCTCTTCATCTGGTGGTTCGGCATCTATTTCATTCTTGATGCCACAACACCCCGGCATAACATCATCTATGGCATATCTCTTCCAAAGTGTGTTTCCGAAACCATCATCGTATGGGATATAACAACCGGCTCCTTCATCTTGACCTTCTCTTGGATCTTCGAGCAAGTAGTAATACCCACCTTGTCTACACGGTACTCCACACACTCCAGTTTCAAGTCCCTGTGTAGCACATGCTGTAATTTCTTCATCATCTGAACTGTAACATGGTGCTAAGAAATTCTCAGATTCACAGTATCTGAACGATGTTCCCATGTCAACTTTAGTTGAGTTGAATGGATCAAAAGCCCCTCCCGAAATCGAACCAAATCTAGAGTTCCACCGATGAGTAAATCCACACGCAGGATCGAGAGGATCTTCGCACCATTTACCCGAACCCACAGTGCCAACTGATTCATTTTTAAAACCTCTACCGATTTCTCTTAGAGATATAGGAACAAAACCACCATCTGCTGTCGGTTGTCCGTCCGTACCCCAATTGCTTGCAAACGCATTTGAATTGGGGGTGTAGAGAGCATAATCTATACCAATTATGTCAGAACCATCTGGTGAATACGGTGCGTTTGCAAGGTCAGAAGTACATCTTACGAACAAATCGGTCTGAGGCCAATCATATCCAACTAGATTATTAGACGGTTGAGAAATCGCATCTCCGTCACCAATCAAACTTTCTAAAAATTCAAACCAGTCCTGTCCAGACCCGGTCCAATTTCCTAACTGTCTCCAGAATGGATTTTGAAGAAGTGCATTACCATCTACCTCAACAGTCGCACCCGGATATATGTTCATTCGATCTGGACGAGGATCGTATGCAATTCCGGGGAAGAATGTTTTTAGTTGACAATCTGCTGTGGTACATTTGATACTAAAAATTGCATCTCTCGCTGGTGGACATTCCTCTTCGGTTCCACACTGTCTGGAGTGCCATGCGTTAAGATAGAATATAGCACAACCGGAGCCTGGGATGCAGGGATTTCCTGCTCCGGGGTTTCCGTTGGCAACATCGTCGAAGAAAGAACCAAATCCGGTGGGATAACATTTTCTAATGTCACCACCTTCCAAACAGTCGGTCATGTCACTAACATACTCACTTGCAGTAAGTCTCTCCACTTGAATTATATTGTAACTCGCACCGCCACAATAATGAGGTTGATTACTTGAACCATTACACTCATTTCTGTCTCCACCGCCAGGGACTCCAGAAGTATCATTGGGTGGATAGCCCGCTCCGCCATATTCGTAACCACCCGGATATCCATCACTCGAATTATTACCATCGTTATTCGGAACGAACGATCTCGAAGATGAATCAACTGGAGGTCTATTGTTTGGTCTAAGATATCCATTACAACCCGGAATTTCATATTGAGTGGCAAGATCACAATTTATATCTTGCGAATTTACTGTCGATCCCGGACATCCAGTACCTGATGGATGTGCTCCCTTATACTTTTCTGCGATGACACAACAAGGAGCACATCCATCAAAGTCAGCGGGGTCATTTGGTAGATCATCTTCCCCAACAAAACAATCACAGCAACTGGGTGCAGAAACTCCAAGCGACATACAACGATTGAGGTCTGTATCACAGTAGCACTGACTTGCATCGCAATTACACGGTGAGGTATCATCCTCTGAACAAGGTGTCCCCAAACAAGGACACTGTGCTGCTCCAAGGAGGAGGGGATTATTTCCATAATCTTCTGGCATACATTGACACCACTCTCCGCCTTGTTTTTCACATTGACACCTGTTTAATGGTGTATCCCCAAGGCATTGTCCTTTTTCACATGGACATTCATCACCGGGATCAATGGTTGATCCATCATCTGGATCAATATCACACCCCAGACAACAAACCCCCTCTTCAATAGTGTTGGGACAATCATCAACAAACGAATCACTTCCCTCTTCTGGTGGAGAGTACAACGCACTTTGCCATCCGTAACAATCACCACAGAGACAACCACCCTGCGATGTTCCATAATCATCATCAATATTATAACAAGGCTCGAATCCAGCAAAGCAGAGAAGGTGATTGATCCCCTCATACCTTGTGTCAATAAAGTCAATTGACTCTTGAAGTGTGTCGATAAGTGAGGAATCGTATGTTAAGCAACAATAATAGCCACCAAGTTCAGGTGGTTTCACCGAAGAACATACTCCTTCGACACCCGCATCTGCTCTGTTGAAACAGTTATTGGGATCCTCATTTGCAACATGATCTATATCCAATTGAAATTCATATTCAGCCCAAGTTGAATTTGGGAGAGCGCCACATTCTTCCTCTGTAAAACCTCTTCCGTCTGTTCCATCACTACATGTGTAGTTAATACCATCAGCAGATGAACAACACGAACCCACATTTGGTCCACAAATTCTATTGCCATTAACATCTAAGTCACCTTGTCGTTGTGAACAAGAAATACCCTCTTGGTGATCAGCAATTCCGTTGCCAGTTAGGTCTTTACAGTCAATATTTGGAACATTGTCCGCACACATTGGATCTCCAAATGGAGCGTAATATGTGTTGTAGATGCGAAGCAAATCATCTCGTTCTTCTTGACTCAAACCCTGAGAATTTGCATATATAATTATATCAAATGTCGATGGTTTCGCTCCCTGACAACAAGAGCCTTGTTCAGGCACACATGCTTCTTCACCTTTTCTTGCTGTGCAGGGTAGATTGCTCCAAACTTGATTTTCTCCGACGCATTGGTTTTCACGAACATTGTCCACACAAGAGTCACCGTAACAACACGAGCCAAGCGGACTAACGCAACCAGGCTCTTCCCCACGAGTCGCACAATCGTTTACTTCATCGTGTGATCCACCTTGAGCATCACACACTGATTTAAGAACACCATCGGTGCAGGTGTTATTCACACAGCAAGATCCAGTGGGATCACCACACTCAGATTCACCCTCTCTTTCTTCGCATGGGATTTGTAACCAAGAGCCACCTCTTGCATCACATTCCGCTGCTGTTACTGGTTGATCACATTGATTTGTATAATCAATTTGCGTTTCAGGATCAAACCCACCACAACACGAACCGTTTGGTGCATCATACTCACACTCACCTAACGGTCCTTGGAGTGCGAGGGCCACTGGCTTCGCAGCACAAGTAAATGTGGGTTGCCACACTGATCCTTCCTCACCAAAACAAGCACACCATTGTTCTGTTGTTTCTTTACAGTTTCCTTCAAGGCAACAAGTACCAAAGTCATCAATTAAACTAAAGAACTCTTGGTAATTGGTTCCACCATAATCCACAGCGAGAGGAACAAACCAATTGAATACAAGTTGAGGACCATTAACAGCCATGCCAGAATCAATTGGTGAGAATGTCTGTTGTTGATCTCCTCCTGGCACTGGGAAGCCGGGTTGAGTAAACTCACTGCCGTCTGAACTTGTGATCGTAACTGTTCCATGATATCCACCAATGTTATTAAATTGTGTTGGATCATCAAAGACTTTTGTTACTCCATAGAAACCACCATACAAGTTTACAAGATACTCATCATATGCGTCGATGAGATTTTGCAAGTCGGTTTCATTTTTTGGTGGGCAAGATGGACCTGGAACTTCAACACCCAACATGTTACACAGAGAAAGCCAAGGAATCCATGAATATCCTCCTTGAATGTTTTCGACCGGAGTAAAGAACCCTTGATAACCATCAACTTCTTTCGCCGAGAGAACAGGTGTTGGTCCTTGCTCATTGATGTAAATCCCAAGACCCTCAATTGCTCTAGAATTACATCCATCTTCTTCGCATGAGTTAGGAACAAATTCTTGACAATCCCCTGTGCAGTCAAAAGGAGATTCAACTGGGAAACATCTCTTCTTG